ATCTTGTTGCACTGAACCACCAAGAATCCCATTTAATTTTCTACCAAGTTCTCCACCTGGTAATGCAACCTCAACATCAAAATGAGATGTTAAAGCAGGTGTTAAAAGGGTTGCCTTAATGACATCCATGCTTCTTATAGTAGGCATGTAACTATAAATACTTTTTGACCTTATATATTATGTATAAGAGATATGGCAGAAAGTATTAAAAGTAGGTTCAAACCAGCGTTCCCTAGAAAATATAAAGGTAATGTCAAGAACATTATATGTCGTAGTAGTTGGGAAAGAAGATTCTGTAACTACTGTGATATAAATGAAAGTATTATTGAATGGGGTAGTGAAGAATTCTTCATACCATATATCTCACCAAAAGATAATCGGGTTCATAAATATTATCCAGACTTTATTATAAAGGTAAAGGAGAGTACAAATAAAATTAAAACATATGTTATTGAAGTGAAACCAAAGAAGCAAACAGAACCACCAAAGAAAAGAAAAAGAGTAACCAAGTCCTACATATATGAATGCACAACCTTTGCAGTTAACCAAGCAAAGTGGAAAGCAGCGAAAGAATTTTGTGATGATAGAAGAATTGAATTTAAAATTATCACCGAAAAAGAATTAGGAATTAAATGATGTCAGATCCTGCACATTTTGCCAATAGAATAGAACCAATTAAAGAAGAATTAGAAACAACAAATGATCCAGAAGATCTAATGTTGATGATTATGGACGCTCTTAATGATACAGTATCACCAATACCAGAGGTGGGAAAGTTTTATACGTTTGTTTATAATGCAAAGACTCCTCGTATACAATATGATCAACACCCATTGATTGCCTGTACTGATTTACAACAGTGGGGATTCAAAGGTTTAAACTTTCATTGGCAACAATCAAGAAATTATACATGGGAAGAACTTGCAGGTCAGTTATATATTGTGGACTATAATGAACTTGATGACCTACTTGCAATACCTTATGCCAAGTTTCTTACTAAATAAATAAAAAGTTCGTGTATAAATGGCAAGTAAGGCAGGATTCTACGGATCCGATGCAAAAGAGAATAAATTTAGAGTCCCTGATTTTAATGGAACTGGGAGTCAGAATGAATCATATTTCGTGCTTGTTGAGAAACTTTCAGGCAAAAAAGAACTTTACAATAACGATTTAAATACAGATGGATTAGCAGGACACTATGAAAAAGGTGGAGAGTTTGAACCAAGTGAAACCTGGTGGGGCAATGCTCAAGCAGTAGAGAAAGATTTTTTTAATAATGATAAAGGTAAAGATTTAGTCAATAATCATGCATCCACTGTGGCATTGAAGGGTAAATTAGATGAAGGTAAAGGTATTGAACAGGCACAAGTAGAAACTAATGAACTTGTCAAAAAGAATAATGCAAAAGTAACAGATCAACAATTATCTAGAGCCAGATCAAGCACAACAAAAGCAGATAAAAATACAAGGAATAGTTTTCCCAAGATGCTTTTCTATCCTGAAACTTTAAGAAAGCAAACACAGGATGTGATTAAATTTAATATGATGAAGTATGAACCAAAAGATTTACCTAAAGGACTTGTTTTTGGTGAGAGATCATCTGATGTAGCAGGTAGAACAATAGGATCTGTTCTTCTTCCTATTCCAGGTGGTATTTCTGATAGCAATCAAGTAGGTTGGAACCAAGAAAATATGGATCCAGTTGCTATTGTAAAAGCAGAACTTGCATTAAAAACAATACTTCAAGGTGGTAAAGGTTTCACGGATGCTGTAGGAGATATTGCTAATGCTGTGAAAGGTGCAAATAGAAACGCAGTTGGTACTCTTATTGCACAAGCAGCATCAGGAACTGGTCAACAGTTATTACAAAGATCAACTGGATCAATCTTGAATCCTAACATGGAATTGTTATTTCAAGGTCCACAACTTCGAGATTTTACTTTCCAATTTAAATTATCTCCAAGAAGTAAAACAGAAGCAGAAAAAGTAATACAAATTATTAGATTCTTTAAACAAGGAATGGCACCAATAAGAAGTCAATCAAGATTATTCCTTAAGAGTCCACATACATTTAAACTCCAATACCTTCATCAAAATGATGACCATCCTGGTTTAAATAAAATAAAAGAGTGTGCATTACAAAGTTGTACAGTAGCATATGGTGAACAACAATACTCTACATATGAAGATGGTATATTATCATCATATAATATGCAACTATCATTCAAAGAACTTGAACCAGTATTTAATGATGAATATACAGAACTTGATAACAATCAAGATACAACTCTAGGTTACTAAAATGTCAGATTACTTTCAAAACGTCCCTGACTTTGATTATGTTAGCAGACTTCCAGATGCTAAAATATCTGATTATATTACTGTAAAGAACTTCTTTAAGAGAGGATTTCTTCGGGAAGATATATTCCAAGAGTTATCTTTCTTCACCAAGTATCAAATCAAGGGAGATGATAGACCAGATAATGTTGCTTGGAATTTCTATCAAGAATCTGGATTAGATTGGTTGGTATTAACATGCAATAATATAATAAACATTCAAACAGAGTGGCCACTTAAACAAACAGACTTTGATAGGTTTCTATTAGATAAGTATGGAACATATGAAAAACTAAATGAGATACATCATTATGAAACAATAGAAATTAAAAATACAATGGGTGCAGTTCTTCTCAAGGAAGGTCTTGAGGTAGATAAAACTTTTTCAATGACATATTATGATGACATCACAGAAAAACAAGTGACTCCTACAACATTAACAACATCAATAACCAACTATACTTATGAGGCAAAGATAGAAGATGATAAGAGAAATATATACTTACTTAAACCAAAATACCTTAACATAATATATGATGATATGGATGAAATGATGACATATATAAAGGGTTCCAGTCAATATAAGACTGAAACCCTTAAAGTTGCTGATAATATCAGACTGTATAATTAACTCTCTACTACTCTGCTAACTTCTGAAAGTAAGATAGAGCATCATCTTCATCAGATGATGAACCTACTGCTGCAGTAACAGTTTCTTCTGCCCTACGACTAGCGAAGTCAGGTTTAGATGATGGGTAGTCAGCACTAACTTGTGTGCGACTATTATCCTCATCAAATACCTCTTCATCCATACGACGAGCAGGTTTCTGTCCAAGAACAGACTTCAGACGTTTCTGAAGATCTTCATAGGATTTGAATTGATCTGCTGCTGTTATTGCAGTAAGAGAATACTCTTTCTTCCATAGTGCTTCAAGTGCATCATCATCCTGAAGGAGTGGTGAAACTGAATCGAACTCTGACTTATCATAGTTCCAGAATCCATCCTTCTTAACAATCTTCAACTTGAAGTTAGCACCTTGCCAGAAGTCAAAAGGATTGATTGGAGTTTCATCCTCAAACTCTGGTTGCATTGCTTCCATAACCTTATCAAAGATCTTCTTACCAAATTTGTAGAGGAATACTCCACCCTCATTTTGAGGATTGGAAGGATCTTTCACAACGTAGATGTTTGCATAATAAGATAGCTTACGCTTTTGTTTACGAACAGTATCTTTATCTGATTCGTTACCACTGTTCCACAATTCACGATTGTATTCTGAAACAGGATCTTTACCACCAGTTGTGGTTAAAGAGTTTTCAATATACCAACCACCAGGACCTTGGAATGCATGTGAATACATCTTTGCCCACGGTAGGTCTTCACTATCAGGAGCAGGAAGGAATCTGATAACAGCAAAACCGTTACCTGATTTATCTAACTCTGGTTTCCAGAGACGCTCATCAGCACCTCCACCTGATGTGTTCATCTTCTCCACTTCTTTAACTAATTTTTGAGTCAAAGATCCTAGAGAGGATTGTTTTTTTAAGTCTGAAAAAGACATTCGGATTACCTCGGATTTATTGAGATTTGGCTTGTTTGTACTTTGTTATTCTAATTCTTAAATTCATCTTTGTCAAGTTGATCTTTCATATTCTGAACAACCTGTCCCATTTCGGTAAACAAACTGTTCATATCAACACTCTGTGGTAGTCCCATAGAGGCAGCACCTTGAATGATTTTTTCTTTCATTTTCTTCGCTTGAGGATCATCAGATAAACTCAAACGAGTATAAAGAACCCTTTGCTTATCACAAAGTCTCTCCAGAATCTCAACATGGTAACGTTGATCTTCCTTTGTCATCATCGGATACTTAAATACATTTGTATAAACTTCTTCTTGAAGTTCATGTATTTCAGCCATCTCTGCACGGACAACTTCAGAATCGAAAAAACTCATAGGATAATCTCTTTAAGAATTTTTTTATAACGAGGTACACTTATATTTAGGAAAGGATCGTACTTTTTTATCTTACGACTTACGGTTTCCCATACAGGATCTTTCAGTCGTTTATCAAAATCTTTTCCGTATTCAAATATTCTATCACATATAACCATAGTTTCAAGTGAGGTATCCCCACCCAAATAACTTTTAAGTATTGGAGGATGTCCCTTACTACAATCAAATACATCATCAACTTTCTTATCACTGAATAAATTATTAACTTCTTCTTTGAAAACATATGAAAGTGATTGTACTTTCTTTTTCCAATCAGTATATCTACCTTCCCCTTCCTTAATCATTTCACCAATCCACATCGTTGATGGATCAGTAGTGCTCACAAAATTAGATACAAAAAAATCTACTACTTCTTTATCATTTTTCTGTCTTGAAAATTTCTCAAACCAAAACCTATCTTTTCTTTTATAGAAAGCCTCTCTTGTTGCTCTTACTTTACCAGCATACTTATGATAGTCATAGTTATCTTTGGTGAAGTGATTCTTCATCGCAAGATAGCATTTATAGGCATCAAGTGGCATCATGAAAAAGTAATAGAGGCATTTTTTACTGGGAAATTTTTTCCCACCTTTTTGGAATCAAAGAGGCAATTTCGCACGAGAACTTCTCTTTAAAAAATTAAGTTCCTGTGCTTCATATTTAATCTTTTCTTTCAATGGTTTAGATATAAGTTTAGGGACTGACTCTACATCAATAGAATTCTGTTCACAAAAATGTATGATAGCATCAATGTAATTCATTTCTGGATTGATTTGTACAAGACCTTCAATCTCTTGAGCAAATCGAGCAGGACAAAAGAATTTAGATTCTAATACCTTCTCAAGTTCATTCTTCTCCATTCGGTGTCCTAGTATTGTGAGATACAAATTCTTTTATATAACGAACTAATAGTTTAATATAATCCCCTTTGTTCCGTTTGTCAAATACTTTTACATCACCACCAGGTGTAACCATGATAGTAATTAGTTTTGTCACAGGGATTTCAGTTAGTTCATAGTATGCAGCAGCATAAAAAGTTTCCTGAACAAAATAGTTTTCCAACCACTTTTCAGGTTTGATTTTTTCAGATGTCTTAAAGTCTATGACCGCTAATTCACCTTCATACTCCGCTATGCAATCAACTCTACCTGCAAGACCAAGGTACTCGGAGTAAAGGGTTCTTTCTACAGCGTGTATGTTATTTATTTTGTCTAGATATGGTTTGGCATGATGGAACATGAACTTGGTGGCAGGTCTAAACTGCTCCCAATCAATTTCATTATTTCTCATATACACTTCAACTGCTTCATGGAAATCAGTTCCACGAGTAGTTGCTTTCTTTGTTATACGATTTGCCTCTTCAATACCAACTCGCTTTCGCCAGTCAACAAAGACCTGTCTATTATAAAAAGAAGTCACAGATGTAATGGAAGGAACCCATTGACCATCAGGAAGATTATATAATCTTATACCGTTAGTTTCTTTCTTTTTTAATTCAAGATCACCTAAAAAATTACAATGAGTAAAGGTCATAAATTCAGTTCCAGTTTAGCAAGGAGATATTCTTTGACAAATCCAGATCGAACAATGTCCTCGATACCAAATTCAACAATATCAACTGATGGCATGATGCGAAGGATCTTCATGAAGTCACTAACACCATTCCTTTCATTGGTTTTGATAAGATCTGATTGAGTGGCATCACCACAGAACATAATCTTTCCATTCTCACCAATCCTTGTAATTATACTATCAAGTTCATGATAGTTCAAGTTTTGGAACTCATCTACTATTACAATAGCATTATCTAATGTAGTACCACGAATGAATGATGTGCTCCAGAATGAAATAGTTCCTTGTGTTTTAAGATTACCATAGAGCATCTCAAAGTCTGCTTCACTTGGCATCTCAAACATATACTTAACCATATTCTTATATGGTATCTGATATAATGAAGACTTGTCCTCATGATCACCAGGAAGGAAACCAATCTCTCTGGTTGCTACCAAAGATCTAACGATATAAATTTTATCATAAGAAGTCTTTGGGTCTAACACATCTTTCAATGCATTATATAATGTTATAAAAGTTTTACCTGTACCTGCTGCACCATAAGCAACAAGGTTCTGATCATTTTTATAATGACGAAAAAGTTCTTCTTGGTTTGGAGTTAGAGGATTAATTGTCCTCATCAAGTCCGTATTAATTGGTTTTTTTCTTTTCATTTGCTTGTTACTCATTCCATATGGAACAACTGACTTTTGAGTCTTTGATTTAGCTGGCATTAGAAACTATAATCTCTGTTTTTACGGACGGTGGCACCTGGTTGTTTGGATGCTCTATCAAGAACTTCATTCCAACCACTGGAGTTTGCCTCTCCACCCCACCTAAACATCTCTTGAGCACTGGCACATCCTGCTTGCCAATCTTTATCCCATTCAGGATTATCTTTTCTCCACTGATCATATGCTTTCATCGTCATAGAGAGTTCTTTCTTCTCTTTAGTTTTTAAATTAATCACTGGGTATGTTGGCATATCAATATAAAGTTATGTGAAAGTATTTAGACCCATTCAAGGGCTTCAGCAACAGTAGGGAACTGTTCAATAAAAATGGAACGTGTTTCCTCTGCAACATCCATATGTTCTTTCTGTGTTCCATGTGCAGAACGTAGGTCAATGTAATGTACCCATGATCTTACAGAACCAGTCATGTATAAACGTGTTGGTGTAGCAAGGGGAAGTACAAACCTTGCACACTCTTTTGCTATACCTGCCTCAAGCATTTCTTTATATAATTTCATTCCATCAACAAAGTGTCTTTGCATTTTAATTTCAAAGTCTTGTTGCATCAATGGATCTATATCATCAATACTATTCTGTCTATTCTTTGTATCCTGACGACGTAATTGGGGTAATGGAATACTATCTCCTAACAAACTACTATCAGCATACCTCTGTGAAAACTCTTGGTATGTAAACGATCTATGTCTTAATATCTGTGCAGCAAGTCCTCTGGTAGTATTGATCTCAACGGTCATGAATGCTTGCTCAAAGACGCTCCAATGCCCATGTTTAATACAATACTTAAGAAGACCAGCAAACTTATCACTGTCTTGATTATTGGGGTTGCTGACACGAGCAACATATGCCATATGCTTTTCAGCATCTGGTGTAGCACTTACTAATTTAACGGTCATAATACTCTCTCAATGCCTCTAACATAATTTCTTTTAACTCTGCTCTTTCTTTAGTATTAAAGATAGGTAATGGAGTGGGATTGAATGGTGGATAGATGGGATTGCCATCAGCATCTTTAGGAAATATATTATCCTTACATCCCTTTGTTGCAGGTCCACTTAATCCTTGGGTATCAATCTTACTCATGATTAATTAGTAGTTTCATCAAAAACTTCATCATAATCATTAGATTTTGAAATAGATTGTTCGTAGTTTTCATACTTGTAAGATTCAGGATCAGAATAAACTTCCGATTCTAACTCCTCAACAATCTCTTTAAGAGCCATGACTAAAACTTTTAGTTTTGCTTTGTTCATATGAGATTTCTTTTCATCTAATTATAATACAAAAAAAGAGGGGTGTAAACCCCTCCTAATTTAAGTTAAGCAGCAGTAAGTTCTTTTTCAAACTTAACACCACGATAGGTTTCTTGAACCTTCTGTGACTTTACTTGCTTACGCTCGTTGGTGTCGTACTGGACACCACGATAAGTGACTTGTGCCATTGGGTTTCTCCAAAGTAGTAGGGATTTTTAGCCCCGTTCCTTCAGTCAACTTGTGCGTCCTCAAAGCATCCCTGCTCTGTACTCTCTTTCACTTGCTGAACTAATTCAGCACGGTTCTCTATAGAAGGTGCCATTCGAGAAATAATATCCTCGGCACTTTCACATGTTAAAAGAGTAGCGATTAGAAATTCCATAAGGATGAACGATTCCGTTCCGAGTCGGCTTACTTGCGTCCTGAATGTATCAGGATGAACGATTGTGTTAATATTAACACATGTATATTATATAGTCAAGTAGTTCTGTAAAACGTGATACAAAACTACTTAAAGTACTTCTGTATGACCTCTATCTGGTCATGGTAACGTGCAATTTTATCCAACTCAACCCCGATTGCTTCAGTGATATCAGAATGTTCTCCAATACCTGCAGGGTTTGTCAAATAAACTTCAACGTTTGCTCTATGTTTAGCAATTTCACCACTAGCATGTGCGGTTAATGCTTTAATTAACGAATCTCTCATGGATACCTCTTGCATGATTGTTGTGCTCACGTAATTTATTATACCATATCATGTCTTTTAATGTCACATCTCTATTTAACTTAATTTTACATGCAATCTCCACAAATTTTAATCTATGATCTTTACTCAACATTTAATTCATTCCCATGCCTATCAACTAGACCAAGTTTTTTTATCTGGGCAAAGTTAGACTTCTGACCTTTCTTAATTTTCTTATACTCTTTAAGTAATCTATCAACTTCATTCTGCGATACTTTTACATTCAATTCAGTGCCTTCATCTTGAGGAACCTCTCCACCAAAACCCTTCACATCTTTCTTACTTTCTTTTTCCTCAAGATAATCATTGATTCCATTCTGAATCTCACCTTCTATGATGTCATTAATCTGTGCTCTGATCTGCTCATCATTCATGCTCGTTTCCTCTTTCTTGTTGCCTTCTTATCTGGTTGCTTATATCCCCACAAGTTTGGTTTGATTGTACCTTTCCCATGATCAAATCTCTTTACAACATTTGGACCATAACGATCATAATACATATCAAACAAGTCTGCTCTCTTTGAGCAACGAGTTAAATCAAGATGCTCTTCACCATCTATGCTATACCAAACAAGATGTGCGTCTGTTGGAAAATTTGTATCCTGTGCTTTGACAAGAGTAGTTTTTTCTAACAGAATTTCACAAGAATAATCAGATGGTTTAAATTTTTCTTCCTGCTTCTCCTCTTCTGCCACTTTCTTATCTGTTGTTGGTGGTGCTTTTCCTACTGGTGCAGTCATGACCTACCACCCCATTGAATGTCTGGATATGCCTCCTTCACAACATCATATGTTAACTTATAAACGTCAGTCAATCTTTTATCCTTAACCAAACAAATAATCTCTGCTTCTTTTGGATGCAATCCTTCAAGCATTTGAATAAACATAGTCTCTCTACGAAGAGAACTTAATGTGCTATTACCACCTTTAACAAAATGGAAAAGTTGTCTCCACTCTCTACGTAAAGATGTATGATCAGTCCCTACAGGAACTTCATTCTCTTTATAAGGAACCTGACCTGCAGGGATTGCAGACTCAACTGTGTCATCAAAATTCCATATAAGAACAGCAGTTATAGAGTCATCTCTATACTCTTGAAGTATTTCTACTTTCTTTGCCTTTGATCTTTGTTTACATGCAAGTTCAAAAACTTCATGTATGAAAGGATTTGGTGGTAACTTTACCTTTTTAGTCGTCGTCTTCGTCTTCGTCGGTGTCATAATTGTTTTCAATTCGTAGAGCTAAAATTTCATCAGGAACTAACTGTCCGTTTGCATCAAACATTTCTGGATGAGTATACACTACTTGGGGTGTCGTTTCATATGAATGCTGTCTTGCCATCCATCCTATCATACCTCCTACCAATAATGCAAGTAATGAAACTACTGTGGTAAGGGTTAGGGTTACTATGGTCATGTCCATAATGCTTCTCCAGAGTGTTAAGTTTTTCTAATATCAAGATAAAAATTAAAGTGAAAAATAATTTCCCTGTTCCAGAGTGCAATCAGTTTTCCAAATTTTACTTGAAATGTTTTAGATGGTTCGGGTTTTTTCCTCCTATTTCGTAGTAGTAATTCTACACCCCGATTGATTTCGGTTGGTGTATTTTTATTTAGAGACTTTTTTTCGTCTTCCTGGTTTTCGGTCACG